CAGGGTCGAGCGCTGCTCGGCGGTGAGCTCGTCGATCCCGCCGCGGGCATACGCGGTCAGAGCGCTCCGATACTCGTCCGTGTCACGGGAGACCGTGCGCTCCTCGGAGCCCTCGTCCTCCTCGCGTTCCTGGCGCTCGGTCGGGATGGCGCGGATGTCGAGCTCGGAGTGCTCCTGGTTTTTTTCGTGGCGCCGGATTTCGGCCGTGATGTCACCGACGCGACTGTCGATGCGGTCGAACTCCTGCGACTCCTCGGAGGTCAGCTCGCGCGTCTCCCCTTCTGCTTTGTCGAGAATCCCGCGCTGCTCGGTGACGAGATTGGCGCGCTCCTCGATCAGATCGCCAATAGGCATGGCAATTCCTTTCGGATTCGTTTGTCGTGCGAATCCGCGAGGGCGCGTCGACCAGCTATGACCCGTTCAGGGTCATCCAGGTCTTCGAGTCCCCGTCGAGTAGCAGGCACCGTTCCCGTAGGGCTTGGGCAACCATTTGCCACCGGCTAGCTGGGTGCTCCCGGTGGCGGTTCTCCCGCCCTTCAGTGGCTTACTTCTCTACGCGGTGTTGCCGGTCACGTCCGGTGACCGGCGGGTGAAAGTTCAGTAGGTGCCGACGCTGCCGTGGCCTGCGAGATGCGCGGCCAATGCCTGCTTGGCGGTTTTGGGTCGACCGATGACATCCAGGGTGGCGCCGTCCTCGAGGACGACGATGCGATTCTTCGGCCAGAGACCACTTAGCTGCCCTTCGAGGCGCCCTCTCTGCTCTGCCGAGAGCTTCGCCTGGCAGCGGTAGACCAAGGTGTCGCCCTCCGCTATCTCAAGACGACGCGGCCCTTCAACCACGACCTTGCTGACCACTCGACGGAACGGGCTCACGCCGCGAACTCCCGGTCGCGCATCTGCATCCGACGGCGGAGAAGACCGACAGAACGGGCCGCCTCCTCACTGATGACATTCTCTTTGGGCTCAAGAAGGACCGGGACCTCGTCGGACCGCTCCTCAGCCTGCGTCTCGGCGGCCTCCTCAACGCGTTGAGTCGAACGTTCAGCGGCTTCGCGGTCCTCCGCCGATGGAGCGGACACTTCTGCAACAGCCGACCGCTCCTCGGCGCTCTCGTCACCTCGCTCGCGCTGCCACGGCGTCAGCGTGTCCAGCTTCTCGGCAGCACGCTCCAACTCCCGTCGCTCGGCACGAGTGGCCTCAAGATCTCCCCCATGCACCCGTTTGCAGACGGTCTCGAACAGCTCCGGATCCAAACGGCCCTCGGGGGAGGCGATCGGCTGGCCCGCGATCACACCCCGGACCCCGATCTCGGTTGCCGGGTAGGCGGGGAAGGTCACGGCTGACACGTCGTACAGCTCGGACACCTCGTAGATGACCCGTCGCGCGGGCTCCTCCGGATCGTCGGGGAAGAACCATTCCCGACCCTCCGGTTCGACCCGGAACATGAAGCTGCACTGGGAGATATCGCCGCGTTCGATGCTGACCGCCAGATCCCGGGCGCTCTGCGTGTCCGGGAAGTCGCAAGCAAAGTTGAGCCCCTTGGGCGTGTCTTTCAGGCGGAGGGTGCCCGCCGTGGTGCGGCCGAACGGGACGCCGTCGTGGTTGACCAGAAACCGGACATCAGGTTTCGTCCGCAGAACCTTGCGGAAGGCGCCCTGCTTCAGTTCCTCGACGAATCCGCCGAGATCCTCGGACTCGGACTCATAGACGGCCGCATAGCCTTCGACGGTGATCGACCCGTCATCGTTGCGGCGCACGTCGACATTCGAAAGCGGCACGCAACGCGCCTCCCGCTCACCGTCGGTGACCGGCGCGACACGAGTGGTCTGGGTCTCTTCGTTCAGCAACTCAGGCATCGGTTCTCCAATGGGTCAGGCGACGGCTTTCGGGGCTTTTTCGACAGGACTCGGGGGCTGCGCATACGCAGACCCGATCGGCTCGAGGTTCTCTTCGTTACGGACCTCGTCGACCGCCATCCACCACTTCGCTTTTTCGTAGGCTTCGAAGCGGGTTTTGATGTCGGCGAGGGTGAGAGATTTCGGATCGAAACGGATTACCCGTCGTCCACCGACGACGCCGTAGTTCCACGGAAGCATTTCGCAGATTTCGAGCGCCCCCTGGATGCGGTTAGTCCAAGGCATCGCGCCGTACTTCACGAGGCGAAGGTCGCGAGAGGCGTCGGAGGAATAGTGGAGGTTGTTCGAGACTTTCCCTGCCGCGACCATGTCGCTAGGGACCTGGAAGGCCATCGCCACGTCCTCACGACTGATCTCCCGCTGAGCAATCAGTTCGAGATCCGCGGCAGACATGGTCACCGCTTCCCAGTCCACGTCCTCCTCGAGAACGGCGGTGCCGCCCGACTTCCCTCCGCCATGCGCGCCCTGCCAGCTGGCGGCCAAGCGTTCGGCCCGTTCTTTGTCCAGCTTTTTCTTGACCTTGAGGATGCCGCTCGGGCGCGCGTTGTTCTTCAGCGTCTGCGCCGCATGGCGATCCTCGCGCAGGGCCCGCCCGATCGTCTCCCGCTGATGGAAGATCACCGATTTGCCCACCAACGCGCCGGAGTCGAACCCTTTGATGTGGAGGATTTCCGTCGAGGTGCCCGAGAATTCGACGCGCTCGAAGTCATCCGGAGCAAAGACTTCGAAGACCTTCTGTCGGGTGATGAGGTCACGCCGCACATAGACCCGCCGAGGATTCAGCGGCCACAGATATTGCACCCGGCCCAGCCGATCGCGCATCAGGTAGAGGTAGGCGTTCCCACGGAGCAGCAGGCATTTCGCCACCCATTCCCAGAGGTCGCCAGCCGCCATCTCCGGGTTGGGCTTTTCGCAGAGGAGTCGCCAGAGCGAGGAGGCCCGATCATTCCGGAGGATGCCGTCTCCGGTGTCCTGTTTGACCTCGGCTTCCATGAGCCGCACACAGCTGGAGATGAGGGTGACGCAGGCGTAGACGGCCGAGACCTTGAGGGCGGTTTCTTCGTTGACGGTTTCGCCGGCTGCGGTCCGCTGACCACCAAGGAGGATGTCCCCCTCTTCGCCGGCACCGAGGACGTGCCCACGGGTCGCCGCCGCGGCGAGCATCCGGGCGAAGCTCATCGGTCGATCACCTGAAACGCGCCGTAGGCCATGAGCAGTCCGCCGCCGAGCATCAAGGCGGCGGGCGGAAACACCCACGCCACCCCGCCCAGAAATACCAGTGCACCACTAATTGCGATCGGCTCGGGTGAAGACAGCTTCTTGAAAGGCGCGAGAAGGCGCTTCACGTCGTGGGTTTCCCGGGCCTGCTCTGTGGCCGCTGGCCGTCGGCGCTGGCTCCCTCGTCGACCTCGATGTCGAGTTCGTCCGGGCTGAAGACGATCGTGACCTTGTTGACCTCATTGGCGCCGACATGGACGTCGATCGAATAGACGCACTCTGGTTCCTTGCCATCGATCCAGAGCCTTGCGCCCGTGAAATTGTCGTTCGTCGAGACCAGCTTGACGTGGCGGAGATTGGTATCGGTATCACCCATCGCGCAATCCCTTTCAGTCCAAGATCAGAAGGTCATGGTCCTCGTAGACCGAGGTGCTGTTGCCCTGCATCGCATTGCGGAGGGCGATCGTGCATGCAACCAGTGGGGTGATGTCGGTCGAGGAGGATTTCCGGGACCAGGCCCACGCATCTCCAAGCCGTCGCTGCGCGGCACCCTTGATCGCGCTGTCGAGGCTCTCCTGCCCGATGTGCTCGATGGTTCCCTCGGCGAATGCGTCGTAGAAGGCGCCACAAGCTTCAGCGTGTTCCCGGCTGTTCAGCGACTCGACCTCGATCCCGTGCTCCTCGAGCTGAGGGATCAGCGAACCAGCTGGCCCTATCCCATCGCAGGCCGGGAGCTCGCTACCGTGCCTCTCCAAGAGTTCGACCAGCTTCGGCACGACCCAGCCGGTCCCGCGCTTCCGTTCGATGACCTCGACGTGCCACTTTCCGGAGGTGTTCCGACCGGCGACCGCGACCGCGGCCGAAGCTCGATCCGGAGAGACGTCGAAGGCGAAGCGCACCGGATCCTTAACCTTCGCCTTCGGCTGGCAGCGAGAAGTCCAGACCTCCGGTGCGACGACCTGAGAGTCGAATCCGTCGGTACGTGGCCAATCCCCGATGCCGAGGCGCTCGACGGCGAAACCCCGCGGGGTCAGAGAGCGCTGCTCATTTTCTATGTACTCGGCGGAGATGCGGATGCCGAAGCCAGGGTTTGCTTCGGCCCAGGCGTCTCGGTCAAGCGCCAGATCGGTCGCTTCCTGCGGGTTATCGATTCCGGCCGCCGACCACTCGAAGTAGGCAAGTGCCTCTTGACCGCCTTCGAGGCCGCGCTCTCTCACGCGGGAGAACACGACGCCGTGCTCGTGGATCCATTGATCGACGGCTGACCCCGCGTACCAGACCTGCGGGTTGGGTCGAGCCGAGAGGGTCGGAAGGATCGCGTTGTGCGAGGACTCGGGGAGGACCATGGCCTCGTCGAAGACGAGAAGGTCCGCCGAAAATCCGCGGCCGCCCCCCTTCGTGCGGGTGCGGAACCTGATCCGCTGTCCACCGATCAGCTCGATGCCCTCTTCGCCGTGCGAGTTCTTGATGCCGTTCTTCTTGACGCGGCGGGAGAACTCAGGCGTCCCTTCGATCAGGTCTTTAAGGCGGCGGAAGTGCTCCAGCGACGTGTCGAAGAGGTGGGCGCTGTGGACGATCAACCGCTCGCCGAGGAGGAACAGCCCGGCAAGCTCACGCGCCTCGAGGATCGAGCCCTTCCCGTTCTGGCGGGAGACCATGACGCCGACCTCGAAGGCCGACCACTTTCCGTCCTGCCGTTCACCGAGCGATTCACGGAGGACCAGCTCCTCCCATGGATCGAGATGAAGACCGGCGGCATGAGCAAGCTCGACGGCTTCCTGGCCCGAGGAGTCGACGCATGGAGGAACCCAGCTAAGCCTTGGTTGCTGCCTTCCCTGCTCGACGTTTTTTCCGTGCTTCGCCAACCTCGTCCACCACGTCTTTCGTCTGCTCGGGCGGGGCCAGCTCGCGGAGCCGGTCCATGGTCTCGCTGAGTGCGCGGGCGCACATCGACTTGGAGGTCGCCGAGTTGTCGTCGTCGAGTTCGCGGGCCAGCGCCAGGGCCGAAGCGGCATGGGCCGAGCGCGCAAGTTTCGGATCGCGCTCGCCAAGTTCTTCGAGGTCGGCGGTCACTGCGGCGACCACGCTGGTCGGTAGCTCCATCACCACTTCCTCGAATGTCGATCGCGCTTGTGGTTCGGCCGGCCTGCAGTGGCCCGGTTGCAGCGCTGATGGGACGGGCCGATGTAGCGGCTGCGGTCGGAATCGTCGTGATCGAGATCCCAGTCTTCACCGGCCTCGATCTGGAAGCCGCATCGCGCGCAGCGGGCTTGGCCAGAGGCGACGAACGGGGCCAGCTGGCGGCGGAGCGCCTTGTGCTCGGCGCCGTAGTGGAATCGGCCCGGCATCAGTACCTCGCCGAGGCGCTCTCCCCCACCCTGCGCGGCGCCGTTTGGACTCCAGTATGTGACAGCGGGGTGCGATTTCGACCCGGCAGGGACCGTGCCAACACCCCCTCGCGACCCGATTTTGACCAACGGGGAGAGAAAAGTTCCAAGCGGCGGGTGGAACGAGGCGCCCTCCCTAAAAAACCCCCCCTTCGGTGATAATCCCTGCTACAGGGACTATCGAGCCTCAAGGGGTCAGCGTCGCTGGCGCCTGACGGCCTCGGCTGCCTTCTCCAGGGCCAACCGTTCGACGTTCCGTTTGAACTTCGGGTCGTCCTTGGTGAAGGGGATGGGCTCCACCTCGATGCGTTGCGCGGTCTCGGTGTCTTCGATGACGAACTCGATGGCCGAGAAGCCAGCTTCAACGAACGAGCGTGAGTTCTTCGGCTGCTTCGAACTCGGATGGTCATGGACTTTGCGGCTGAGGATCTTGAATCGGCTCATCGGGCGCCAATGGTACGTCGAGATGCGGCGTCTCCACGGCTCTCACGACCCGACCGGCTGGCTGTCCACCGCATCGGCCAGGTCGAGTAGGGCCGCTGCCGACCGTCTCAGTGCATCGGACGTAGGAGCGCAGTCGATGGTGGCCGCGCCGCTGGTCAGCTCCACCGAACCGAGAGCTACGTCGTCCTCGTCCTCTGGTGGTTCGTAGGTGACCGTGAGCACGGTGCCGTGCATGTCGGCCAGTCCTATGACCTTCTCCCAGCTGCTCACCCGAACACCGCCAAACCTTGCTCACTGAAGGCGTCGAAGAAGCGACGCGTATCACGGCTGAGGACTTGGCCCCAGTCCGTGCGTTCGGGGAAGATGTAGCGCTGACCGGCGCAGGCGAAGCGCTCTTGCTTGTCGCGGGCTGCGTAGTCGCTGACTACCGGGAGGTCGACCCAGTCGGCCACCCACTTGCCGGTGCGAGAGAAGACAGCCCAGTCGATGATGTGGAAGTGCTCGTGCTCCAAGGTGATCTGGGCTCTGCTCACCGACCCTGCCGCAATATCTTCCCGACTGCTCGGGAGCACCACCGTCGGTGGTTCACCTTTGCGGAGATGAAAGGGATGAGGCCAACAAGCGTGGGCCGTCTGTCGCCGGGTGCGACCATCGCCGCAGTCCTCGTATGCATGGAGGCCGATGAAGATCGGATCTGCGCCGAGGACGTAGTCGCAGTGCGCAAGCTCTTGTAGCGACGGTGACAGTTCAGCGAGCGCCGGCCGCACAGCTTCGGCTAGACCCCCATGCATGATTCGCTCCATGGTCTACAGCTGCCCCACCAACCACCCGAGCACGAAGCAGATGGATGGGATCACGATGAAGCAGGTCAGTGCTTCCTTGTCGTGGTTGTAGCTGGTCATGCCGCCATCACATCTGCCAGGTCATCGACCGTCTGGATTGGCCGGACCGTGTCTTTCGGCCAGCCTCCGTGCTGGGCACAGTGGTCCCCGCAGTTGTAGGTGCTGAGGAGCGTCGTGCAGCCGTCTTCGGCGCAGGTGCGTCCTGCCGGTTCGGGACCGGGGCGCCGTTCGGTGAGGGGTTTGGTGTTGATCGTGCTCATAAGCTGAAAGCGCTGCGGGGTTTCGATCCCCGTTCTTCGCCTCGAGAGGGCGACGTCTTAGCCAGTGGACGACAGCGCCGTGAAGCTGGACTACGGACGGAAGGCGCGGGACATCGCGACGGTAGAGCCGTGGAAGCGGACCGTCGTGCTCGATTCGCTCGTGTTGCCTTCCGGCGGTTCTGAGGGCGCTTTCGGCTTGGCGGCGCCGCGAGTGTCCAGCCGCCTGAAGCAGACGACGCGCCGACCCTTGTAGCCCGGCAGCGAGGCGTCGTACTCGATCACCTCGTCGGAGACCTCTCGACCGAGATCCTCGCTCGCGAGAATCTTCTGGTCCGCGGCTCGAAGCTTGCCCCACTCCCAAGGCTCCGGCGCAATGAAGCCAAAGCGAAACGCCTCCTGCGTATGAAGCGCCGCCTCGTAGCGATCCAACGCCTGTTCGGTGGCCGCCGCCGAATCCTCGTCCGAGACCTCGATACGTATACGGGTGAGCATCCGCCCACCTCCTTTCGCCCGCCAGGCCATCCAGCCGAAGCGGGTTTGGTTTTCCGAAAATGCGGAGATGCCCAAGCCACTGCGGTACCGGGTCGCGTAGGGTCGCGCGCCTAAACCGGACTACAGAGGGGACGAAAGATGGCTATCGATCAGACCGCGCTTGGCAAACAGATCGGCGATCTGATGGAGGAGATTGAAAACGACCCGGAGCTGCCTAAAGAGGGCGGGATCGGTCGCTGTGTCCTGATCGTGGAGGTAGTCGGGCAGGACGGAGATGAGGCGTCCATCAACCTCCGCGTCAACTCCAGCGCCGCTCCACACGTATCGCTCGGCTTCCTCGAGGTCGCCAAGGCGATTCAGATGAAAGCAATGGGACTCGCCTAGATCCGGGCGCAAGGGTCGAACTCGCGCTTCGTGGTCCAGAACCACGCGTGCTGCCGGCTACACCAGCCCGGAGTGACCGGCGACGCTAGAGGTCGCCCTGAAGAGAACTGCCGCGACTGGCGGGAGGACGCACGTAGGCGATCCGCTCCGGGTTCACGAACACCGGCGCGGGCCCGAACGTCTGTCCTTGATCGGGAAGTTGCGTGAGCTTCACCAGGCCGCTCCCGGCCCTGTTCGTAGCGCTCAGCTTGTCGTTGACTTCGTCAGCAGTCCCTTCGACCACTATGTAGTCCTTGCCGCTGGCGGAGAAGGCGATGAGGGTCTTGTCCATGGCTCTACTTGGAGGAACGACAGAGACGGCCGCATCCCGCATGGCGCTTCTGCTGTTCGCTCAGCCGCGCGCGGGAGTGGCCATATCGGTTGAACGGAAGTGTAGGTGGGTCAGCGGCGGAAGGTCAAGGATCAGTCCTTGAACGGATCGTAGATGTCCGGTCCGGCCATCGCTACGCCGATCGGCTGGAGCCGATGGAGGACCCGGATCGTGTCTCCCTGAGCGGCGAGAACGGCATCGAGACGCTTGTAGGCGGGCGGCGCCTCGTCGGCGTCTGCGCCCCGTAGCTCGATGCCCTTCGTGTCGAGAATCGCCTTCTCGGACTCCCAGTCAACGAAGCCCTTGGCCTTCTGTTCCTCGGTCCACCGCTTGAGCGGCTTCGCGTCGGGATGATCGGGGCAGCTGAACTGCCCTTTGTCGGTGTGCGAGTAGTCGCAGTCGCGGTGGTTGCACTCCCACCGCTTGCGGCGCTTCGTCTTGCCCTTGGCGGCGGTGCGGCTCATCGCACGGCCCGCACCGTGGACGGTCGAGAAGAGAGCCGACTCGCCGGTCTCCGTGCCCTCCAAGATCACCGACGTCTCCCCCATCGTCGCTCCCACGAAGCCTTGCTGGCCCGGGAAAGCCGGGGTGCAGCCCTTGCGGATCACCCACCAGTTCTCGCCTTCGTGTTCCTCGCGCCAGGC